ATATCAGATGGTTATGGACTTAGGCATACCAGCCTGTGTCATCATAGCTGCATTTTGGTTCATTAGATACCAAAGTGAACTAGCAAAAAAAGAACGAGAAGAGTTCTGGAAGAAAGACGAAGAACACGATAGTAGACTCTTGGATATGATCGAGAGATCCTCAGATGCTATTCTTCAGATTAAGCTGGCATTGGAAGCCAATACACAAGCAATTAAAGAGATTACAAATAGAAAGTAATGGAAACAGTAACAGAAAAAACAACTGTAAAAAATGGTGGAAAGCAAAAAGATGATCCACATATACAACTTATGAAACTTAGATTTTGGGCGAGATTTCTTATTAGTCTTCTTGCCTTTGGTCTCTTTGGTTGGCTTGTGTTTACTATGGTGAACAAACCAGATGAACTAGCTCAATCGAGTAAAGACCTAATTAACTTAGCATTCGGTGCATTTTTACCGATCATCGGAATGTTAGGCAAACACTGGTTTGAAGTATCTCATGACGAACCAGAACATAACCCTGAACCTAAAAAACCTATAGAAGAAGAAGCAAAAGATGGTAGCATCATTACTCCTTAACGTAATTCAATCGTTGGTCGTAGACCAAGCACAATCATTAGCTAAAGAGCACGTATCCAAAGTAATGGAAGATAACCTTAGTGAGGATCAGCTTAAGCTAATTGATGCAGTTGTGGATGAAATGCCAGAGAACTCTTTTAAATCAGTTAAAGAGTTCCTTGGATGAAACTTAGTAAAAACTTTTCACTAAAAGAACTTACTAGATCTCAAACTGCTATGCGGTTAGGAATAGAAAACAACCCTAACCAAGAGCAACTTGTAAACCTTACTGCACTTACATGCATGGTTCTCCAAAAAATCAGAGAAGGTCACGGAAGAGTAAACGTGAACAGTGCTCTGAGAGTACTGGAGTTGAACCGTGCCATAGGTAGCGGAGATTCGTCACAGCATATCCAAGGAAAAGCTGCGGATATCGAATGTCCATCCATAGACAATTTGGAGTTAGCAAAGTGGATCAAAGATAACATAAGTTCCTATGACCAATTGATCCTTGAGTTCTATGAACCAGGAATTCCTGACAGTGGATGGATTCACATTAGTTATTCCGCAGACGGTAATAACAGAAAAGTAGATTTAACTGCTTCAAGAGTTAACGGTAAAGTCCAATACACTGAAGGTATCAATGGATAAGACACTTCAAAAGCTTCACGCTGCGGTTGCCCAAGAACTCCTTGATCGTATTCAAAGCGGTGAAGCAGTTCCTGCGGATCTATCGGTTGCCGTAAAGTTTCTAAAGGACAACGAGATTACTTCTCTTCCTGTTCAAGACAGTCCTCTTAAGAACCTCTTGGATAATATGCCTTTTCCATCTAAAGAGGACATCGAAAGAAACGTCCTTTCCTCCTAACACATTACATGTGTATCGATTCCCCAGAGTGGCATTGGTGGTTTGCTAATGTCACTGTCTGGGCTTATTGCATCTGTACTCCATTATTGATTGGGTATTTACTTATTCATATAAAGAACACCAGTGCATTAAATAAATATGAGCATGAAAAGAGAGTCCATAAAACAAAGAGAGCATAGAGAGGGATATAATAAGATTATGGGGTACACTGAGAGGAACATGGCAGATAAGGTGTGCGAAGAGTGCTTTAGTGACCCATGCATCTGCAATGATGAAATAGAGAGGACTAGGAAGTTAACGGAGATAAGAGGAGGAATGTAAAACCACTATGAAGGAACTCCTAGATTTCCGTAATTTCCTCTATATGGCATGGAAACACCTCAACCTTCCTGAACCTACCCCTGTCCAATACGACATAGCCCAGTTTCTCCAAGATGCTCCTAAACGTGGAGTTATAGAAGCATTTAGAGGAGTAGGTAAATCGTACATCACCAGTGCTTTTGTGTGCTGGAAGTTACTCCTTGATTCAGAGCATAAAGTACTCGTAGTGAGTGCTTCTAAGACACGTAGTGATGACTTCTCTACGTTTACCCAGAGACTCATCCAAGAAATGCCAGTACTTCACCACTTAAAGTCCAGGGAAGGCCAAAGACAATCCAAAATATCCTTTGATGTTGGTCCTGCCAAGGCATCCCACAGTCCCTCTGTGAAATCAGTGGGAATCACTGGTCAACTTGCAGGATCTCGTGCAGATCTTATCGTAGCAGATGATGTGGAGGTTCCTAATAACTCCATGACCCAAATCATGCGAGATAAGCTTTCTGAAGCAGTTAAGGAATTTGATGCGATCCTAAAACCCGATGGGATGATCATGTACCTTGGTACTCCACAAACGGAAATGTCCTTGTACGAAACACTTCCTGAGAGAGGATATGAGACTAGGATATGGCCGGGGAGATACCCAAGTGAATCTCAGTTACTGAAGTACAACAATAGGCTTGCTCCATTTATCATGGACAAGCTTGAAAGAGATCCCTCACTCCAAGGTCAACCTACAGATCCTAAAAGATTTGATGATACAGACCTCACTGAGCGTGAACTTAGCTATGGTAGATCTGGGTTTAACCTCCAGTTCATGCTTGATACATCCCTCAGTGATGCCGATAGATACCCACTGAAACTCAGTGACCTCATCGTGATGTCATTAGACTCCGATAAAGCACCTGAGAAACCTATATGGTCCAACGATCCCAAGAATAAGCTTACAGAGATACCCAACGTAGGGTTACCAGGGGATTTCTATTACAACCCACAGGATACCGTAGGTTCTTGGTTGGATTACACTGGTAGTGTCATGGCTATTGATCCTAGTGGAAGAGGAAAAGACGAAATGGGGTACTCCGTAGTCAAGATGCTCAACGGATACCTCTATGTTATAGAGTCCTGTGGTATGCAGGGAGGGTATTCCAAGGATAACCTAGAAGCACTCTCAGTTATCGCTAGAAAGAACAAGGTCAACTACATCATTATCGAGAGTAACTTTGGTGATGGGATGTTCATGGAACTCCTTAAGCCAGTACTCCTTAAAATCTATCCAGTTACGATAGAAGAAGTACGACACAACATACAGAAGGAGAAACGGATCATAGATACCCTAGAACCAGTTCTTAATCAACATAGGCTTGTAGTGGATCAAAAGGTCATAGAGAAGGATTACAAGATGGTACAGAACTATCCTGTGGAAAAACAATCGAAGTACATGCTATTTCACCAGTTAAGCAGGATCACCAGGGATAAAGGTGCTCTTATCCATGATGACCGATTGGATGCCCTGAGTATGGCAGTAGCGTACTGGGTAGAACAAATGGCATCTGATGCTGAGAACGAAATCCAACACCGTAAGGACGAAATGATGGAGAAGGAACTAGAGAAATTCCTTGCTCACGTAGTAGGAAAAGAACAGTACGAACCTACTGTTCCAAATTGGCTATGAACCGTTGGAAATACTAGGGTTACAAGGGTTTATGCATAAAAGGCCCACTATAGAGGAACGACAAAAGAAAACCTTAGTATAAAGACTAGAAAATAATGCCCAATAATAGGACATCCCCACAGAGGGTAGAGGATCTCTTAGGTAAACTTGAGAATACTATAGATGATTGCATAGATGCACTTGACGATTACGATAAGGATTCCATGAGTGCTTACTACGTAGATGAATTCGGTAAGGAATTATCTAAAGAGATAGCTACTAGGAGAGGATTAAACATGTTGAAGGACAGTCTTAGGGGTCTTAGGTCTACCCTTGGTGACTATGATAAAGGTAAGCACATGAGAGCATTAACCGTGGGTAGCACTGGTACTGATGCTACTAGACCTTTTAATATCTAAAGATATACTCCTCCTTGTTATATAACCCTTAGTTATACTCCTCCTGCATTATTTCTAGAAAAAATCTGAGGGGGTACACGTTACTGGACAGCGAAGAGTTCCCCCATGGCCCCTGTTTCCAAGGTAAATCTCTGATATCATTGAATATTTTATTATTCCTATATCTTATATAAGACAACTCACTCATTCATGTACTCATGTATCTAATGTATGTTGTCATATATTCTTTTATTTGTTTTCTGATATTCCTTTGATTATCCCATGGAAAACCCATGGAAAACCTTGGAATTGACACAAGCCATGCCACAGATATTCTTAAGTGATTGATATCACTGGACATTCTCAAGATAGACTATCGGATGCCATTGATATCATTGGTATATTCAAGTTTTTGAATACTATCGATGCTTGGCATGGTTCTTGCTATATACATTAATTTATTATGCGATTGCAATGATCGTGCCAAACCTAAATTTTTGTTCCTGCTTTTTTCACTTTTCCTGCCTAATTTTTAAGCAATTTACCCAAAAACTGCTTAATATTTAATCACTATCCTTGTAATCCGTTCTCTTGCAATGGTTTGCAAGGGTTCGGCAGCAGAATTTCATCCTCAAAATTGCCTATTTTTTAAGCACTATTCTTTGGATTCCATGGCATGGCATGGGATTTGATGCACCGTGCCAAACTGTTACCAATTATTTTCTTCAATAATTTCAATACTTTAAGTAATTATTAATGCACCATGGCATGTCTTGGCATTTATTTCGCACTATATCCATCAAGATCAATTAAAAACAAATCATGAAAATGACTTGGGATTATTACATTAGAGAAAATGGTGAAAAACATTATTTCATTAAAGAGTTTTATAATGAAACTAATGAAAAGCCTGAACCTCTAAAGGAAACAGAGAAAAGCATTGACGAACTGATTGAATCAGTGCTTTAAAACTTAAATAAAGGCAAGACATGGCACAAGTTAAAACCATGTCTCTTTATGGAAAAGGTCCATCTGCATTCATGGCAGATGTCCATAAAGTTTCAACTCTCATGAATTATGAGAGGAGTGAAGCTTGGAAGTCTGATCGCAGACTTGGGATATCTGACGGTGAGCATTTCACCAAATGCACTAATGGATATTTCCAGAGGAGATATGAGAGAGATGGGAGAAAACCCAAAAGAATCAGAATTAAAACCACTGTGGAGAAAAGCATTATTGCTTCCCATAATAAA